GAATCTATCCGTAATGTAGTTAAAAATGTAGATGATTATTTGCTTGGTCCACTTGCTAAAGCTTTTTTTAGTTTTAACATGCAGTTTAATTACGACGAAGAAATTAAAGGTGATCTTGAAGTAAAAGCTCGTGGTACTGAAAGCCTAATGGCTAATGAGGTACGAAGTCAACGATTAATGCAATTTTTACAAGTTGTACAAAATCCTGTATTAGCTCCATTTGCTAAGATGGATTATATTATTCGTGAGATTGCTAAGTCTATGGATCTTGATTCAGATAAGCTTGTTAATTCTATGTCTGATGCTGCAGTACAAGCAGAGATACTTAAGAAGTTTAAAGCTGAAAATCCAGAACCACCTACAGCACAAGGACAAGTTCCTCAGGGCGCTCCTGCTGGCGCACAGGTACAGGATACTCAAGGTAGCGGGGGTGGTAACATAGGTACTGGTACAGCTCCTACACCAGGAGAACAGGGCTTCTCAGCTAATACTGGTCAACAACAAATACAATGAAACTCGTCGTGAATAATACACTAAAACCTTTTGTAAATAACCCAGAGTTATACACTCCGTTTATCGAAGAGATTGCTGAACGGATAGCCTTTACACATGTAACACTAGAGCAGTCTAGGGAGATTGATGAGATCTACAGACTGCAAGGTGAGATACGTGCACTACGATCACTATTACGTTTGAGGGATAAGATTAATGGATAATAAACAAATGGAAATGGCCTTTATGCAAGAAGGTGGACTAAAAGACGATGGCATGAACCAAGACCCTGTATCTGGCAATGAAGTACCCTCAGGTTCTATGGCTTCAGAAGTACGTGATGATATACCTGCTCAACTATCTGAAGGTGAGTATGTTGTACCCGCTGATGTTGTTAGATTCTTTGGAGTAAAGTTTTTTGAAGATCTTCGTACAGAAGCAAAAATGGGCTTGCAGTCTATGGAAGCAAATGGTAGAATAGGTGGTGAACCTGTTGCAACTTCACAAGAAGAAACTCTTTCTGATGAAGAATTTAAACGTTTACTACAGCAAGAATTTGGTGATGCTGTAGGTATGAATGAAGGTGGTTTAACTTTTGATCCAATGCAATATGTAGGTTTAGGTAGCACCTTATTTGGGCCAGCAGGAAAAACTTCAACAGTTACACCACCAGTAGAAGTAGAAACAGAAGCTTCCTGTGCAGCTAGGGGTATGGTTTATAATCCAGAAACTAAGATGTGTGAAATGCCACCACCTGTTGTTAAAACAGACGAAGACAATGGGGGAGAAGATGAAGATGAAGGCGAAGATAGTACAACTTGGATGGATAGTTATGATTACACTGACTTTAATAATCTAGAACAACAAACTTCAAAAGCTTTAGATGGACCTACAACTATGTTAGGTAGTGCAGCTGAGATAATATTTGGCGGAGGAGTTTTAGGTAAGTTTGCAAAAGCATCTAATGCAGCTCAAGTTGCAGCTAACATCGCAATACTTGAAGCTCAAGGAAAAGATGTAGATGCTTTAAAAGTTAAGTTTAATAATTACGTTAATAGTAACAATTTAGGTAAACTTAAACCCTTTATTACTGGTAGTCAACTAGCAAAACAAATTAATAGTACTCAAGTTGATGCTGGGCTATTTAAAGATTCTGTAGATGTGTTTGGTAATAAAATTTTTAAGACTGATAAGGATTGGGAAAAACAACTCAAAAAGAATGCACCTAAAAATATGACTTATGATCCGACTATGACAACACCTGTAGATCATGATGATGATGAAAGTACTCCACCTGTTATTGTAACTGGGGGATATAAACGAACTGGTTCTTTAGCACCCACTGCTGAAGAAATAGGCTCTATTAGGCCAGGTCCAAGACCTCTTGTAACAAAACCTACACTTACTGCTACTGAAAAATATGAAAGAGATCAAGCAAGAGAAAGTGCTTCAAGTAGCAGAATAGATGACCAAAGACGGGAACAAAGAATACGTGACATAGTTTCAGGTGCTATACAACCTAAAAATGTAGATGAAGAACGAGAGTTTGCTGGTGTAAAAGCTGCAATGACAGGATGGGATGAATAACCCCTAAACTAAATAACTATAAGGCTACTTGGCTACGGCTGACCCCAACATAAGGAGAATAATATGTCTGAACTAGGAGAAATGGAAACATCAAAAACTGCAGGATTCGTTGATCGTGGATACAATCACGCAAAGCGTAAACAACGGATGGAAGAAGAAGCTAAGGAGATTGAAAAACTTGAAGCTGAAGCAAGGGGAGAAACCCCAGTAGATGAAACAGAAGAAGTTGAAGAAACTACTCAAGAAGCAGAGACCAATACAGAAGCTAAAGAAGAAACGTTATCTGCAGAAGAAAAGTCTTTTAAAAAACGCTATGGTGATTTAAGACGCTATATGCAGCAAAAAGAAAAAGAGTGGGATGAAAAATTTGAAGCTCTTCAAAAAGCATCTACTAAAGCAGGTATAGTGCCACCTAAGTCTGATGAAGACATTGAACAATGGGCTAAAGAATATCCTGATGTAGCTGGTATTGTAGAAACTATTGCTGCTAAAAAAGCACAAGAAATGTTTAATAAAGCTGATATTCGATTAAAAGAACTTGACGAAGCTCAAGCAGAAGCTCATCGAGTTAAGTCTGAAAATGAAATACGTAGATCACATTCAGACTTTGATCAGTTACGTGAGTCAGATGAGTTTCATGATTGGGCAGATGCACAACCTAAGTGGGTTAGAGATGCACTATATGAAAATGCAGATGACCCAGCTTCAGTAGTACGTGTAATTGATCTTTATAAATCAGATAAAGGTCTTACTAATGAAGCTAAAAAAGCAAATAGAAAAGCAGCAGCATCACCTGTATCTAAAAAAAGTAAAACTGAGGTAGATGTAGCTGATGCTAATGGTATGATTCGTGAGTCAGAAGTTGCTAGAATGACTGACAAAGAATTTGAAGAACGTGCAGACGAAATTAACAAAGCAATGCGTAGTGGTAAATTCGTCTATGACGTATCTGGTAATGCCAGATAAACTATTGACAAATAAAAAATCAATAGTATAACTAAGGAGTATAGAACAAAAGCCTCTTGTGACTACCTTTTGTTTTAACTCAATTCCCAATAAAGTCTAAACTAGAAAGAACTACCTGTTCAAGTATAGGCCCGTAAACTGACGGTTGGCCGACTGTTAGTTTTACGCACCCTAGAAAAACAACAGCCTCTTATTGGTATTAGCTTTTTAATAAGCCAACTATCAGGAGGAATTTATCATGGCTTTTACAACTGCAGGGGGATACGGTAACTTACCTAACGGTAACTTTAGTTCCGTAATCTACTCTAAAAAAGTACAGCTTGCTTTCCGTAAAGCAACTGTAACAGGTGACATCACCAACTCTGATTATTTTGGGGAGATTTCTGCCCAAGGTGATACAGTAAAAATCATTAAAGAACCTGAGATTTCTGTAAGCTCATATGCTCGTGGTACTAATATCTCAGCACAAGATCTTGACGATGAAGATTTTTCATTAGTTGTAGACAAAGCTAACTACTTTGCCTTTAAAATTGATGACATCGAAGAAGCTCACTCACATGTGAACTTTATGGATCTTGCAACCAACCGTGCAGCTTATCGTTTGGCTGATCAGCATGACCAAGAAGTCCTTGGTTATCTTGCTGGCTTTAAACAATCAGCTTTGCACACAGATGCCGATACTGTTAATGACCAAGTAAACGGCACTAAAGCAGTAGCCACTGCTGGTTCAGATGAATTGCTGTCAAGCATGAAACTGAAAAAAGGTGACTTTGGTAACATCACAACTGGTTCTGCTGGTGATCACTCGATCCCAATTGCAGCACGTTTGCCTGGTGCCACAGCCCTTCCAACTGCTACAGCTTCACCAGCAATGGTTGTTGCTCGTATGGCTCGCCTCTTGGATCAACAACAAGTTGATACTCAAGGACGCTGGCTGGTAGTTGATCCAGTATTTATGGAAGTACTTCGTGATGAGGATTCACGCCTCTTTAACGCAGACTTCGGTGAATCAGGTGGACTACGCAATGGTCTGGTCTTGAATAACTTCCACGGTTTCCGTGTATACACTTCAAGCAATCTGCCTTCAGTTGGTACTGGTTCAGGTACTACAGGTACTGCAAACCAAAACGCTAACTACGGTGTTATCGTAGCTGGTCATGATTCTGCTGTCGCAACTGCGGAGCAAATCAATAAGACTGAAACTTATCGTGACCCTGACAGCTTTGCTGACATTGTTCGTGGTATGCATCTATACGGTCGCAAGATTCTTCGTCCAGAAGCTCTTGTTAACGCCAAGTATAACTTGGCATAAGGGAGGACTAAACAATGGCTTTACAATCTCCAGTTCGTATTGAGACTGCTGTGATTGCTCACGGTAATCTTACCACTAGCTCAACTCACGATATCGGTACAGTTCCAAACAATTGTGTGGTTCTTGCTGCTGGCGCTGAGTGTACTGCTGCAGCCACTATTGCTGGTGCTAACGCAGTAAGTTTTGGTGTAACAGGTGGTGACGTTGATATGCTTGGTACTGCTGATATTAATGGTGCTAAAACATTAGCTGCCACTACTACCACAGTAAACGGTATTACTAATGTCACAAATGCTGACACAGTAATCACTGCTAAACTTGCAGCTTCAAATGCTCCTTCAGCAGGATCATTTAAGTTTTTTGTAGTATATGCCCCAATGGGTGCTACTAAAGCTGCTGCGGAAGTAGACCGTGATACACTTGCATAAATAACTTTAGGGG